CATCTGTTAACATCAATCCCATATATTCATTTTCTGTTAAAGGTATTTGGAAGTGTTGTAATAAATAAAATGCTCTATCTGTTACTGTCATATAAGGTAACTCTGGATTATGTGTATAAATCTTACCTTGATTCTTACGATGCCAATCTGATTCATTTGGTATATAGTAATCGTGTTCTAAATTACCTACCTTACCTAAATCGTGATGTAATGCAGCAAAGATTAATTCTTCATCCGTGAAGTTAATGTCTGCTCCCTTTTCTTCCCACAACTTTTTTACTGATTGTGAAAAATCTACAATGTGTAAAACATGCTCTACATATCCACCCACCATAGCATTGTGATAATGTTCTTTTGCACTTGCTGGTGCTAACATCATTCTATCTTCAAAATAATCATACATCTTATTTAATTTCTCTAGTCTCTCACCAGAGAAAGTCATCGTAATAATATTTCGAAGAGTTTTATAGTTCTCTTGTATTTTTTCTGCTGATAAACTTTTCATATTGTTTCTAAATCTCCAATTTAATATGACCATAATATAAGGCTTTTTGCCTATACAAGTCAAGTGTTTTTTTTATTTTATTGAATTTAAATAAGAACCACCAATGTTCCAAAATAAAGTTTTCCCTTTAAGTTTCTGTATATTATCCTCTAACCAATACCATTGTTTCTTGTCCCAAAATTCATTACAATCAAATGGTACTTTATAATCATCCATCATATCATCAAATGCATATGGTGATTTTTCGAGTATTATATTTTTCAAATCACCAGCGTGATTCTCATTTAAAATCTTTTTTGTTGATGAGAATGCACTCATCGTAATAGAATAAACTTTTCTTGATTCGTTATTTAACTTCCACCAATCATCTCCGTACTCTAAAAATTCTTTTATTAATCCACTTGCAGTAACACCACTACCAATACTAACAACAAGGTTATCATATTCCCTATCTTTTAAAACTTCTCTCATTCTTGCCCCCATATAACTAATGTATGCGGGATGATTGAATGCGTATGGTAATTGTTGCCAACCATTTTCTTTTGCTTGTGTGTTTAATTTGTTTTGCATAAACGCCATCATATTAGGTCTCATCGGATGTAACTTACCACCATTACCCTCTACTCGTTCTAACAATACTTGTGGAAACTTTTGTGTATCTGGATAAGCAGAAATAAATTCTATACCATACTCTTTACACAACTTACTTAATGTCCATCCAGTCCAACTTCCATAAACTGATAAGTGAGTTAGTGGTTTTGATTTATCAATATCATCACTCTCTAATATTTTTCTTATACCCTCTATCTTTGCCCATCGTGGAAAGTTAACTCCATCACCAACTAAATCATCTCTCTTGACATCAACATCGATACCATTTAATGTATAAGTTTCTATTGGTGTTTGTATTATATCCATTTCCCAAATCCATTTTCAGTGCCAGATAAAGTATCTCTCATACCTTTATGTTTGAAACCAAATATTCTTTCAAAGTTATCTCCGATACAATGAAATAGTTTTTTTCTATTTTTAAAATTTATATCTGTATCATTTAGAATTACATCTTCTATATACTCTTTGAAGTTTGTTCCTTTTTGAAATGCTCGTTTCTCTTGGTCACATACCTCATCTGGTAAGTGTCCACGAAATGCTTCAGCAAGTGGTTTCTTCCATTGGTTTCCACTATTATCTAATACTGGTTGTGTAAGGTTAGTAGTGTAATCTAAAAAATCTAAATCAAAGAATGGACATCTTAATTCTATTGTTCCATAATTCATAAAGATATTATTCCCACGAAGTAAATTACCATAGTATTGTTTCTCAAATAATTTCTTTCGTACATCACTCCAATCTGGTTTCTTACTGAACATTCTGAATGTACCATATGAACCATACGATTCATCAGAACCCTCACCACTAAACGCAACCTTAACACCATCCTCTGCCATTTTCTCGGCAACATAACTTTGTAGAATACCAACTTCCATTTGGACTGTTGATGGATATTCTATAACCTTTATTGTTTCTAAAAATTTTCTTTTTAATTCTTCTGGGTCTCTTGGTATCTCAACCTCAACCAATGGTACATTGATATGTTCTGCAACCATTCTTGCAAACATTAAATCTCTTGAATCCTCATCGAACTTGACTGTATAAGATACGATATCAGGTACTTTCTTACTTAACAAATAAGTAATTACACTTGAATCAATACCACCACTTAAACAAGTTGCAACCTTAACATCACTTAATAATCTTTTCTCTACTGCAGTATCTAACAACTCATAAGTTTTTTTGTTAACCTCATCTTGGTCAAACTCTTTATCCTCAAATGGTGTCCAAGTAAAATAGTAATCTTTATCAATATGTACTGAACCAGTAATTGTATTTATTCTAACTACTGAATTTTTTGGAACAAACTTACATTCTGCTTGTGGTAATATTTTTAATATTGATTTCATTTCAGATGCAATTAAAATATTTGTATCATTGTTATAAATGTATAATGGAATCTTACCAACCCAATCTCTCGATACAACTAACTCATTAGTTAAGGTATCATGCAATACAAAACTAAACATACCCTCTAATCTTTTTAATTCATTTTCTTTGTATAGATATAAAATTATTTCTGAATCACTATTACTAAAAAATGTATAACCTCGTTCTTCATATTCTTTTCTTAATTGTGGATAGTTCCATATCTCACCATTAACTACAAGTGCATAATCATTCCAAACAAATGGCTGATTTCCTGCTTCACTCACATCATTTATACTTAATCTATTGTGGCCCAGGTGAACATTACCACTCTCAAAAATCTCTCGATTATCCCTACCTCTGTGTTCAATTTGAAGTAACATATCGTGTACAACTTCATCACTATGATTGACCGTACTAACTATTCCACACACTAAGTAACTCCTTGACATTTTTCTTTTCGTTATTCATATCACCAAGATGAACTGAACCACCAATTGTTGTAACTCTTTTTAATTTTAAATCTGCTTGTTCACATAAGAACTTTGCCATCTCACACAACGCAACCCAATCAGCATAACCACTCTTACTAATTCTCATACTACGAAAGAATGCTGTTAAATACAATCCATCTTTTCTTGGTTTTAAATCTATTGATAATAAACAAGGCATTCCACTCATTGTTTTTCTACCATCTGATTTCGGGTCGTAGATACTCATTGCAATTGTTTTACTATTCTTATGTTCTTTTAATCTTTTTATAACTTGTTCTATTTGATTGAAACTATTATCCCAATTAATCATTCTACCCCAATAAGTTTTGTTCCACTTTACTTTAGTATCATTTTGTTGGAATTGTAATTCATCCATAAAAGGATGTTCTGTTGGTTTAACAAATGTAACTGAACTTGCATAATCTATTCTATCATCACCAAAGATTTCTCTAAACAATCCATCGAACTTAGGTTCTGTATCAAAGTTATCTTCTATCTCTACCGACATATTAATACTTTCATTCATCACATCTTTGTTACCATTTTCTAAAAGATACTCGTGTGATTTTATCCAAGCATCTGTTGGTGAGTTTGCTTTAATTACTATCATCTTTTATAGTACACAAATATTGGTTCAAACTTATACACATTATTATCGTGTTGTACTGAATTTAAAATTCCAGTCTTAGATGGGTCTAACCCAATCATTCTTGTCATTAACATTTTTAATTTACCTTTATATTCACACCCAAGTTCTTCTAAGATTTTTCTACTATCACCCTCTAAATCATAATAAGTATTTGCACCTATTTTGATACTTGCGATGTTCCAAAGGATATATCTATCATTCTTTAGATACTCGTAAGCGGTTCGTAATGTGGGTTCTAAGAAGTTATCTCTCCAGTCTTGATACTCACCATAGGCCTTGAACGACTGGTTCTCATCTTGAGAATATTGTTCACGATTAAAATATGGTGGTGATGTAAATACTACATCCAACTTACCTTTATATTTTTGAAATGCTGGATTGTTAGATATTAATTCACTACCATCACTAAATACTTCATATGTGTTTGATTGTTTTTCTACATCAAAAAACTTATTAAAGTTTTCAGAGAAATCATCAACACAATTATTATTATAGAAATCAGCAACTGCTTGATATCTACCTAAATTATCTGGATTAGGGTCTGTACCAACATAGTGTATATTCTTACGAGAACTCATTGCTCCTAAAATTCTACCACCCCAACCACTTGATGGGTCATAGATATGAAATGTTTGTTCTTGATTATCTATATGGTCTGTAAATTTTTCATACAAAAGTTTTGCTGTTAGTGGTGGAAAGTTTACTGCAGGTTGTCCACACGCTAATCTAAACACTTGTAATATCTTTGGAAAGATTCCAATAGTTTTATCATAGTGTCTAATTAGATATAAGAACTCAGTTACTTTACCAGTCTTACTTGTTTCAGATGAAACTATATCTGGTATGTTACTTAATTGTGTATCATTTAAATAACCACTATCCTTACAATCTTGTACTTCCTCTGCAGTTAAATAAACATTTCCGTGTCCTTTAAACTCTTCATTCATAGTACCATAATTACCGACTGTACTTTTCTTTACTCTTGCAAGTACAAATCTTGTATCTGAATATTTACCAATAGAAACTTTACCATCATAAACATTCTTAATAAATTCTTTACCAGTCTCACCATTCCAAAAAGGATTCTCATCTTTCTTAGTTACGATACTTCTACTCCAACTATACATAGAATCTTTCTTTACTGCTCTACGCATAATGTGAACAAACTTATCTTCTAACTCTGGGTCACCAAAGTGGTCATAGATAGATAAACCATTATCGGCTGATGCACCAATACTGATTTTTGTTTTTAACATTGTTGGAAAGAACTGATTAACACTACTCGCATCTTTATTGAAGTTCTTAATTATACCAAGTGATTCATCATCACCAGTATTATCTTCAATTAAATAATCACAAGGATTGTCTTTTAGTTTTTTGAATTTCTTAATGATACCATCTTCATCTTTACCGATTACGGGTGGTGTTCCGTATTCATCCCATTGAGTAGTAACTTCTTGTCTAAGTAATCGTGCCCAATCATTAAACTCTTCTACTGACATCTTTAACAACTTATGATAAGTCGTATTCGATTTAAACTCAGAGAATTTACTTCTCTCATAAAACCATTTTTTCATCTATACTCTATTTGTTATTTTTTAATTATTATTATATGTTACAAGACTTTCTTCTGGCAAACGAGAAATTTGTGCTACATCAAACTTATATGGTTTAGTACCTGGTGATTCCAATATGTCTATTCTATTTACAAATCTTGGGTTCATTGTATCTCTTACTTGGTACATACCATCTTTGCCATCCGTACCTTTAAGTAAAATGAAATCTCCGTAATTCAACCATCCACCATATCGCTTTAAAAGATTCCTACTAACCGCTATGTATCGATACTCACTAGCTTTGTGTATCCTAATTCGCGTTCCATCCGCGAGAATGTTCGGTGTGGAGTCTGTTTGCTGCGAAACTGGATGATACATCGTTACTGTCACATTCATCCCCTCAAGGTTATGTTCAGAAACTAACTCTTTTAGTTTCTTATTTTCGTCCGTCAAATTCACCAATGTTTCTTGGTGAAAACTCTTGTAATTGTCAAAAATCTTTGTCCATACGAAACCATTAAAGATAACGATTGCCATAAACGCAATTCCAAAATATGTTCTTATGTTTTCCATAATTGATTCATATGAATCATCTTTCACACTCGTATATAAATATCGAGCTATATTATTAAAATTCATTTTATTTCTATGCCTCTGTTAAGTTTATTGTTTGAATATACGACTTTTTTACTATTAATGTCAAGTACTTTTTATATTTAACCATTCTTCTATTGAACCATCTGAACGAACCCATTCTGTTTTGCTTTTTTCACTACCATCACAATTGTAACATAGTGGTGGCACAGATGTACTTCTTAACTTCATCAACTCTTCAAAAGTTTCTACATCATCCAAATCTATATAATCATCGTTAGTTATTTTTAACTTATGTAATCCTTTAAATTTTGCATCAAATATATTAAAGAATGCAGTTTCTGAACAAGTATATATTTTATTATCTTTTAATATATGAACATTATCTCTATACCAACAATCCATTATATGAGTTCTCTTTTCATTATGTAGATACTTATGTCCAAAAGTTCCTTTTTGGTCATATAATCTATAAGGTATATTGTTACTATCTAATGTTGTAAATACCTTTTCATATTTTAATACTTTATAAATAGATACAATCACTTCTACTGAATATTTACGAACCAACTTAAAGAACTCATCATCCATTGCTGGTATTAATATTCCGTTTGTAACTATTCTCAATGAAACTCCCAACTCACTAAAGTATTGAATAATCTGATTTATGTTTGGATGCAATAATGGTTCTCCACCCATCAAAACTAATACTGATATTCTCTCTCCATCTTCTGTTACTTTATATAATTTTTTAAAATCTTTTTTAATATATTCAAAATCTATATGTGGTGTTTTCTTTTTTACCAATGGTGAAAATGAAGAACACGCAATACAATCTAAATTACAATTAAGTGTTATATAATATTCTATTTGTATTTTTTTCATATTGTGGAGCTGGGGGGAGTCGAACCCCCGTCCAGTCTACCTATCATATCAAGTCGTTCACAACTTTAGATGATTCCAAATTTTAGTTATCATCAACCTTTGTCAAGTTATATACAGCT